GACTTAATGCCTGTAGCTTTAATAATAATTTTTGCTATACTAATCTTAATCAACTCAATGCGTTCAAAGCCTGAACCATGGTACAAGAAAAAATCCGAGCTAGTGTTAAAAGCAAGGGAAAAGTACAAAAATGGGGAGGATTATCAACAGGAAGATAAAGCCATTAATGAATGGGAACAAGAAGGGCAAGGTTCACGTGCGCGCAGAATGGCGCAACGAGCTGCAACGAAAAAGAATAAAAACAACCGAGGTACAAGGCCTTGGTGGATATATGATGATGAAGGAGACATCCCAGTTGATGATGACATCGATGATAGCAAAGATAATGATGATGAGGATGATTATGTAGATAAGTTGGATAAAAATATTAATGATATAACAATAACCCGTGATTTGATACAAAAGAAATACGGTAAAAATGAGGAAAGTAAAATTCCTAATATTCCAGCTAAGAGTGAAAATGCAGTGGTACTAAAAGTTTATGATGACACAAAAACGGCGGCGAATGTGGCATCAACAACAACAGAAGAAGAAGAAACACGTAAAATAGTTCAGGACATTTTAAAAAATATGGTGGAAAAGGTAGACAAGAGTGTCCCACCAGTTGTGGAGAAGGAACAAGTTAAACCACCTATAGTAACAGGGATTCAATGTAACTGTAACTCAAGGGTAGGGTGTCCAATCCATAATAAAAAGAAAAATATCTGTAGATGGAACTACGGAAATTGTTTATCTAAAAAGTGTCCTTTAGTACACACAGACTGTAAATATAAAGGAACTACATGTATCAACACAGAGCATGTGCACACTGTGCCAACAAAGAAACCTAAAGTAGTTCAAGCTAACTTACAAGAGGCAAGGCACAATGGTGAGAGAATGGTAGTAACAGCACAAATGATAGAATCATTAGGTTGGGCAACAACAACTCTGGGAGAGTTAAATTGCACAAAAATATGGTCAGGAGTCTATGTCAGTTCACATGTATTTGGTTCAAGACCTACAGATGACATGGAAATAACAATATCAGTTAGAGACAAGGACGGTATAAGTACGTTTAAGTCTACATTTGGTAAAGCAAAACATATAGGATATGATTCATTATATTATCCCATTCCATTTAAACAACATCGATTTATGAACTCGTCAACAGAGCCCAAATTAGGTGAAAAAGTAACATTAATAGCATATGATACACATGCTGATTTCTTAGCAGGTAAACCGAAAGCAGATGTTAGTGTAATTAATGACATCATACCTGTACAATCAGTGGATAACAAACAGTATAAAGGACTACACTCTAGATGCTTAACGGTGAATTCAACACAAGAAGGTAACTGCTCAGCACCATACTACAATCATAATGGGTATGTTGTAGGATTTCATAATGCTAAATTGCAATCATCTAATATTTTCATAGGTGTGGATAAAAATATGGTAGCAAGAGCAAATGGTTCACTGGGAAACTAGTGGGCCCTCTGCCCCCATTTGAAAAGTGGGAATCCATGTATCGCAAGTATATGGATCTCCCAGAGCACAAAATAATTTTTCAAGCGGAGGGATTTGCAGAGGGTGATGATAATTTGTGCCAATCACGCCTTTACCAAAAATTTTTTAAAAATGGTAATGTAACATATCTTGGTAGATTAAATAGACGCCGAGGTAAGCCTAATAAAGTTACAACCAACAGTTCTTTTACCAATTTTCTCAGTAAACGAAAATTGGACATGCCTTTTGATTACAACATGATAATAAAAAATGCAGAAGCTGAGTATAAATCAGCATCAAAATATGACAAAGCTCAACCATTGCTTGATAAAAAAGCGTGGGAAAAATCTGGGGAGTGGACAATCAGACACTTTGGCCCAGGGAAAATGAGAGGAGCTTGTGTGGTGGACAAAGAAGTAGCATGGAGAGAAATGGATAAGCAAACCTCTCCTGGTTACCCACACAATTTGAAATACAAAACAAAATCAAAAATGGCGGAGGACGATAAACATATGTCAATTATAGATGATTATTTTTCAATGATCCAAAGGACTCAGGAGGAGCAAGAATGGAAACCAATATGGTCTTGTTCTGAGAAAGTTGAACTGCGTCCTAAGGAAAAAATCACAGCAAATAAGATTAGAACTTTCACAGCATCTCCAGTAGAACATAGTGTGGCTTTAAATAGACTATGTCTGGACATGAACAACAGATTTTACGCGAGCAATGGTAAAACCTGGTCTTTTGTGGGTGGAAACAAATTCATGTGCGGTTTTGATGAATTGCATAGGCGATTGTCAAAACATCCAAATGCATATGAACTGGATGAGAGTGAATATGATTCTAGTTTGTTTGTAGAAGCATTAAAAGGGCAATGTGATATACGTTATGAATTTCTAGCAGAAGAATTCAAAACAATGGAAAATAAAAACGCCTTAGACAACTTGTATGAGAGTATAATACATTCGGTTATAGTCATGGAAAATGGAGAATTACTCCAGAAACACACAGGCAATCCATCAGGTAGTGCGAATACAATTGTTGATAACACAATGATATTGTATAGATTGTTCGCGTATGCTTGGATATTGTTAGTGCAGAAATATCATGGGGAGCAGAACGCTAAATTTAAGGATCAATCAAAAGCAGATGTAAAGAACCGACAGTATGAGGATACGTTTGGGGATTATGGCGATTTTCACGAACACGTGGAAGCTGCTTTAAATGGTGATGATAATTCATACACTTGTTCAGATGAGGTAGTGGATTGGTTCACACCACAAAATATAGGCCAAATTTGGTCTGAAGTCGGTATCACGACTAATACCCCTTGTCACAAAAAAGGGAAGAAAGTTGAGGAAATAAGATTCCTATCACAAGGTTTTGTGGAGATGCACGGTAAATGGTTACCTGCACCTGAAACAAATAAGGTTATGTCATCCATAATGTATGGGGCAGAAATTGATAACCCTATGTGGCATTACATGCGTGCGTGTGCTTTACGTGTGGACACATGGGCTAATAAAGAGTGTAGAACAATAATACAACAATACTTAGAATATCTTGAAAATG